TATTATTGGAGTTTGTTTATTATTGCTAATAAACTCTCTTTGAGATATTGTTGTGCTTTAGGGTCACCCTTAACTTCTTGCGCTATGCGTAAGGCATTATAACCACCACGACTGTTCATCAGGTGTTCATAAATTGGTGTTGGATATGCTCCCGGAGCACTAGGTTGAGCTACCATATCTACTGTGATAATCTCAAATTCTGATACTTCACCGGAACCGTCTTCTTTGACGTTTCCGGATCCGCGACTTGATACTCCTAATTTCACGCCGCTTTCCAGCATTGTTTTGATTAGTTGTCCCATTGGTGTAGGTAAAATTTTCATCTTACCATAACCGTTTGGACCGTCCATCCACATATTTGTAATCATGTGTGACACACGGTCTAAGTTGATTTTTAGATCGTCTGGATGATCTACTTCACCAAGTACGGAATAACCGTTTTGAATCTGATCGTTAAGGGTTTTGACAGCCTTGCCAATCTCGCTCACAGGGTAAACTCGTTGGTTAGCGTTACGTATACCACCTTGTATACAAATACCGCTAAGATACAAGTTTTTCCCATCTTTGTCGTCAGACTCGACGATCATTTTTGCTTGGTCGAAACTTAAATTCTCACGTAAGTAGAGCATCTATTCGCCTAAAATTAACGTACTTTTTTGCCGATAATTGACTTAGTGTTGCTTTCGCCGTTGCGATCTAAGTCACCTGTACCTGCACCTACCATGTCACCTGGCTTAGCACCTTTCTTTTCAGCGCCGTGTCCTGGTTCTTTGTGTTTAAATGCTGTCTTACCTGCATTAGCACCTGGCTTGTTGATGTTACCACCATCTTGCAATGTTGTGCTTGGCTTAGCTAGACCGCCTTGTGTACCGCCAGTAGTTGTTGAACCACCACGTGCGATATTAGCAGTTGTGCCGCCCATATCATTCTTGCCTGCTACGATTGACTTGGTGTTAGCACCGTTGTCACCACCTTTTGGTGCTGAAACTTTGTTAACATACTCCATTAGACCCATGTGGTCCATTTCGTCGCCTGCTGGCTCTTCACCACCAAAGGCTGGATCATCCATACCATCGTGATGTTCTGGCTCGTGATTTTCATCAGCCATTAATTGTTCAAATTCTGCTTTTAGGTCTTCTAGTGCATCTTCTAGATCCATAACGCGATCTTCAATTGCGCCATCACCTTCTTCACCTTCTTCACCTTCTGCATCGTCTTCTTCACTGTCAACGTCGCTCATGAAGTCATCAGTAGCGTCGCCGCCAACTTCTTCGCCTTCTTCGTCACCAGTTTCTTCTTCGCCTTCTTCAGAATCATCAGACTCTTCAGAATCATCAGACTCTTCTTCTTCTGCTTCTTCGTTTTGATAAGGGTTACCTTGATCTTGGCCTTCGCTAAAATCTGATTCTAATAATTCTTCATAGATTTCGCGTGATTTAGCTACTACGATATTATGGAAAATCTCTTTTGCTGTTTCTTGATCTTCATTGATCAACGCCTCAAGCATGGCTTCAAATTGATTACGGTCAGTCATTGTTTATTCTCCTGTGAATGATGGTTATACAAGGCTGTAAGATATTTACGCCTAAATGTAAAATAGTACCTTAAATGCCGTCAAAACGACACGTTTTAATAAAATTAGTTATGCTGCTGGTGCAGGCGGTGTAAAATACATTGAATGTACAAAATCTAATTCCTGTTCTTGTTCTAATATGTGTGCTTCACTGGCCTTACGTAATTCATTGATTTGACGCAAACTTAATCTAGTTTTACGTGTATCATTACGGTGCATTGTGGTTGAATCGCGGTGAGGTTCATAACGCATATCATTAGCTGTGCGTCGTGTATCTGGATCTATGTAGAATAGTTCGCGTAGGATCATATGATATTTATGCTGCTGGAGCAGATGTTGGAGCAGCACCTACTGGAGGTACTACACCAGCATCGCCTTCTGCAGGTGCACCTTGCATGTCTTCTGGTGCGCTAGTGTCTTCTGCTGATGATAGATCAGCTTCAATGCCTGCGGCTGATAACCCTGCAGAACGTAATTCGCCTGAAGCATCAGTGTCAGTAGGTTCCCCTTTGCCACTTTCTTCTGCCCACATACGTTCGTTTTCTGCAATCTCTTCGTCGGATAGTCCTAAGAAGCGTTTTAGTGCAAAACGTTTACTCATATAGGGAACTGCTTGAATTGTATTAAATGTATTGATACGTTCTGTATCTAATGCTGCTTGACGTGAGCTTGCAAAATTTAACGGAGGATTAAATCTAATTTCAAATAGACTTGGATCAATATTAGCACCTTTAGAGTACATAAACATCTTAAATTCTTGATCAAATTTCTCAGTAATCAGTGCTTGTAAACGTTCACAATATTTGTTAAAACGTAGTTCTTGAATATAAGCTGTGCCAACGCGACCGTCATTATATGACGCTTGGCTATCATCTGCACCTGTTGGCAAATAGCTACTTGGAATACGCAAGCCACGGAATAATTTGTTAGTAAAATATTTTAAATCGTCAATTTCACCAAGGTTTGTACCACCTGGTAGTGTTTCTACTTTACTACCACGACCTTCTGCTGTTGTTGGAAAGAAGTAGTCTTCGTTAATTGATAATGGGTTGTAAGCTGAGTCAATAACGTTTTGCCCACCGCCTGTTTGACTCGGAATACGTCGTTGATGTATTTCGTTTTTAACACGTTCTACAAAGGCCATAGCCATGTGTGCTGGCATATTACCCACGTCAATATGGAACACTCTACGTTCTGGAGCACGTTGTATTCGATAGATTAAGATAGCATCTTCTAGCAATTCTTTCTGCTTGTAGACCTTAAAAACATTTTCTAACAATGAGTTTCCAAATGGAAACATGTTGTCTAAGCCTTCTGATAAACTTAGGTGAACTACGTGTTTTGCGTCTACTGCGTGTTCTGTTTGACCGATAGTAAAGCGGCTGCCGCTACTGCTTTGCGGGTATGCGCTACCAGTTGCTCCACCACTACCGCCACCTTGTCCCATATAGGAACCGCCGGTAGCAAGTCCACCGTTAGGAATACGTGGATTCACGTTAGGAGTGATCATTGTAGCGATCAAATCTTGGAAATTTGGTGCTAGATCTTTAATAACATACTGCTCAGGTTTCTTACCTTCGCTTTCGTTTACGATCACTTTTGTAATCTTAGTTGGGTCTACATAGGTCCACTTTTGTGTTTCTGGGTCGCGGATAAAGAATGCATCGCCATACTTAAATGTGTTGCGAACAATACGGAAAATACGTGTATCAAATGCTTGTAGCTTGGCCCACTGCTGTAGGTATTCGCCGAGGATTCTTATTTCTGAATTAGTTGCTTTGTGACGATAGAATAACGTAAATGGAGTTTTACCATCTTTGTTTTTTTGTGTACAGAATTCTGCTAAAATATCTAAGGCTGCGTTAACTTCTGGATCTGAGTCCATTGTTTCATATTGTGTGTAGCGTTCTGATCGATTAGGTGCACCGGCATAGACATCAGGTAAGTAGCTTGAATAGTTTGAACGAGCTGGGCCCGGACGGCTTCCACTTGAATTCATTCCGTTAACTGGGCTCAACGCACCGTTACTGATAGGTGCTGGTGAGAAATATTTTTTCCAACTCATTTATTATCCTTTAAGCTAGCATATTGCCTGATAGGGCAGTAGTAGCTCTAATTTGTCTACTTGAATTATCTGTTAATGTTTCAGTGTGTGAGACCATTTGACCCATGTGTTTATTTAATTGACTTAGCAGATCTACCATGTCATTTAGAGTAGCATTATTACCACCAGATGCTGCCATTTGGGTCATTGCGTCTTGGCTTCTTGCACCGCCGTACATTAATTGGTCGCTCAGCTCAGTTGGCATTTTTCCAGATAGCTGTTGTATTAAGTCTTGCGGATTTGGTATCTTATCTTTCATTTGGCTGGTGAACTGTTGCATAAACTGTGGTAGTTGTGCTTTTGGTAATACCATTTCTTCGCCGTGTAGTGTAGCAGGGAATCCTTCTTTACCGTAGTTATGGAAGAACTCTCCAAAGTTACCAAATGTTCCAG